CATTTAATTATTAGCTGTAGTTCGACTTCGCGAAGATCGCGCGGAAGAACCGAGTGTCCAACTGTTTGGCAGCGTAGAACGTCTTGAAAGACGCTACGATACGCTGTCCGTAGGGGTCGGATTTGTCGGGCGCGTCAATGATGGTGACCTTGGGCGCGAAGGGCGAGCCAGAAGCCACAATCGAGGACAAGCTGGGTACGCCGAATGCTCCGCCGCCAAGCAACACGTTCGCGTAAACTGCGCCAGTGCTGACAGTGTTTTCACCCACGCCGGAGGCGGAGGTATTGAACGTCTGCACGTTGGTGCTGGAGATGACACTAACTCCGAATAGTTTTCCAACTTCGCCACGGAAGATTTGATCCGGAGCGGAGTAGCTGGAGACCTTCAACCAATCATCATCCTGCTGGAGATCGCGGATAACGGCAGGGTGCGCGACAAGCGCGTAGCCGTCCTTGATCTTGGGAGCGCGGGCAATGAACAGCGAGGTGGCACCGTCCAATAGATCGGTGGCAGTGATCGCTGAGTTGGCAACCGAAGCCGTACCAAAGGTCGTTCCGTTTGTGCCGTTCTGGGCATAACGGGCATACGACTTGGTGGCAATGCCGGTTCCGGTGCTGGTGGACGAATCCTGAATCAGCGCACGGTGGCAAAGCGTGTCGGCGTGAAGAGCAGCGTCTTCACCGAGTTGCTTGGTGGCCTGTGCGAGGTGGGAGAACAGTTCGGTGGCCAAGAGAACGTCCGTGAGGATGATCTTGGAGCCGTACTGTACAAGGGTCGCTTCAACCGATGAGAGGGTCAAATCACGCTCGTCACCGCTGACGGAAGTAGTACCTTCCGAGAGGTTGGCGATAGCGGTGATTGACGGATCTCCAAATCGGAAGAACCGAATCGTTTTGTTCCCGCCCGTTTTTGTGGGGTAAGGAACCTTCATTGCGAACTGCTCCATTTGGAGCAAGGGGAGCGCACGCTCCAGCAACGCCTTCGAGAAGTACGTCTGGAACTGCGCCGAGACTGAACCAGTGGTAACCATATTAGTTTATATCCTTTGTTGACAATTAAGCTCGGTCAGCTTCCGCAGCCATCTTAAAGAGTTCCTTTTCCTGCTCCTCCAGGGAGAGTTCGTGGAACGCTTTAGTCTTTTTCGGCGCGGACGGTTGACCAGAAGCGGGCATTGTCGCTTTTCTGAGTTGAACGAGTTCTCGTTCATACTCTGCAACCTTCTTTTCCAAATCGGAGGCGGACTCCGCCTTGATGCGGATCTTGGCGATCCCCACAGCATCCTTGATTCCAGCAGGGTAATTGCGGAGGATGGCGTGGTTTTGAAGCATGTCCGATACGGCCTTGTAGAGTGCGCTGTTTGAATCTTTGAGTTCGGGGTTGCCCTCGACCTCTTCCAGCAGATTTTTATCCCAAGCAGACTTTAATTCTGATTGGGTTTTCTGCTCAATCTCTTTACGCTCTTCGGTCTCGACTTCAGTGGCCTTTTGGTCTGCGAGTTTTGCAAGATCATCGCGGCCTTCCTCGCGATAGCTTTTTGCCGCCTCTCGGTAATCTTCCGCGCTAAAGCGGCGACTTCCGCTCTTCTGCGTTTCAGCACTAGGCTGTGTAGCCTGGTTCTTGGCGTTTTCAATTGCATCACGCTCCGCTTTTAATCTTGCCTTCTCCGCCCTGACATCTTCCCACTCTTTTTCAAGACGCGACTTGGCCTTCTCGTAACGGGTAGGCTTCTTCTCTTCGGAAGCCGACTCCGACTTGGTTTCATCAGGTTGCGTTGTTAAAGAACTTTTCGCATCTTTGGATTTCTCCTCAGTTGCGGGTGCTTCACTCGAAGCATCTTGTTTGTTTGTTTTGGCTTCATCAGCAGTCGCGGGTTTCTGCTCGGTATCTCCGCTGGCCTTTTCCTCGGTTGCCTTTTCAGCTTTTGGTTCTTCATCCTTCTTTGGTTCGGGAGTGTAATCCCGCCCATCATCGGATGCTTGCGCCATCGCCAATAATTCAGCCTCGGTCAGGTTATTTGAATCGGCCATTTGACCCTTTCTTACACTATTTGCTCTGGGAGTCAGTCAAAGCAGTAGGTTAGTTTGCCACTGGTTCATCCTCTCCATCACCGTAGCCAGCAATGGCGGAGTTTATTTTTGTGGTTGCCAACGACTCTAAAGTCGAAACACAACCACGAAATCCTTTAGCATAACCACAGGCGTCTGCAAGTCCCTCTGGTTTTTTAGCTATTGCATTGGCATTTTGACGCACGGTAAGGTTAAGCAAAATTAAACTAAGACGCTTTCCAGTAGGCGTACCAAGGAACGCAGTCCATGCCTTCTCGTCCTCATCAAGCCACTTTGGTTCCTCAACCCATTCTTGGTTACGAATGAACGCCAATGCTGCTTTTAGTTTTCTCATAATTTTACCGCCCAAGAATCACCTTGGAAAAGTACGGCCTCTTTACCTGTAAGCGTCTCGTGTATAGCCTTTTGTACATCCTTGAAACTCCAATCGTGTCCAGCAAGGATCGCTCCATCGCGAAGCTTCGGCCTCCAACCCTTGATGTCAGCCAGAACCGCTTCGTACCTATGATCGCCGTCCACATAAATAAAATCTAAATCACTATCTTTAACATGCGCCAATGCGTCAAGGCTTTTTCCTCGGCTATAAAACACATTCCCAAGCGGAATTGTGCGCTCTTGAAATGCGTCAAAAACAAACTTCATTGGGCATTGCTGGCTTGCCCTATCTTGAATATCATACCCGTTTAGCCAAGGATCTACAGCCAATACTTCCTTGAAATGTTTGGCAATGACAACCGTACCCTCGCCACTATACGAACCAATCTCAACCGCTTTGCCAACCGCGCCTTGCTGGTTAGCCCACTCGCAAAGATGTTTTAAGCCTTCCGCTTGGAAGGCATCCCGCATTACCGGTACCTTCAAGCAGCAGCAGTCGGGAGTGCGGGGCTGGTCGATCCCATGTTCTCACCAATGCCTTGTGGCCTTTGCTGAGTCTGGGGTTTAGCCGCATCACGAAGCTGTTTCTGGATCGCGCGGGATGTGTTGGGGTCGATCTTCTCCAACGCAGCCAAGTGCTGCTGTAGGTGTGCCATGAGTACCTGCATGGCTGCCTGGTCTACAGGCTGCTGGCGGGCTTGTGCCGCTTGGTTGAAGGCAAACAACACAGAGATGTGCGCCTTGTGGTCATCGGAAGGTTTAATGGCAACAGGGAATCCGGTGGCAAGCATGGTGGCAATTTCGGTTGCTTGATCCTCTGCTTGATCTCCAGAGGCGGCTTGAGGATCTTGGAACAACCGGCGAACCAGGGAAGGATCGTCCTGCTCAAGCACCGACTTGACCAGTTCGCCTTGGTTGACAAAAGGATTGTTTTGAAACATCTGCATACGAGCAACCGACTTCTGTAACGCAAATTGGCGATTGATAAAATCCAATCCACCCTTCGGTTCGATGGAATACTCGGCATGGATACCTTCCGGAACCATCTGTCCAGTTTCCTCGGCATACCGATACATTAAGTCTTTCTTGTTGTACTGCGTGTAAAGCGACCAGCACTGCTTAAACAAATGCGCTAGGCTCATGCGGAAGATTCGGTTCCTCAAATCGCCGGAAGCGGCGGCTTGGCCTTGGATAGCCTGCACCTCGGTGGCAGTCTTTCGATCTGCACCAGAATACTGCCCAGCCGCACTCATATCAAACTGACCCATGCGCTGTTCTGCCAGCATGCGTTCCTCCAGCATCAAACGCTGGAAGTCAAATGGAGGTTGGCTGAACTGAACCGGCTTTAATCCTTGAGGAAGGATCTGCCCAGGTTGCATCTTCAGATTCGCTGTGTTCAGCGAGATCGGATTCTGCGCCTCAAAAACGGGTCGGTTGGCAAGCTCCACATAGTCCGAGAGGCTGTTCTTTAGTTTATTCAGCAGGTTCTCGCCTGGGAGTAGGATTTCCGCAACTCCTCTAGGGCTATACCAACCGCCCCCTGTTACCTCATAGGGGAAATCTACGAAAGGAGGTTCGCCGTGACGATACGGCAAAGTGAAAGGCTTA